ATTGTGCTTGTGCTTCAGACAGTTGTGCTGTTAAATTATTAAATTGTTCCATTTCAAACTTGTTTAATCCTTCTTGATCTTTCTTAGCTTTTAAGAATCCATAAACACCAATAGCATCGTTAATGATACTTCGGCCTGGGCTATAAACTGTATTTCCTTCTTTATCTGTTTTGCCAGTATCTTGTTTTCCGTATCCAAAAACATTTGTTAGAAAATCTGTACCTGTCCATCCACCTTCTTCTTTTGTTTTTGTACCTGGAACTTGAATTCCAAATATCTCAAGATAAGAAGGCACTCCTTGAAGTGTCTGGATTCCAGACCCTCCATGCGATCTTAATAGTTTAGCTTCGTCCTTATTGATATAGGCTAATGATTCACCTTTAGGTGCATGTTTATTAAGCAATTTAGCTGCTTGTTTAAGATCTTTGATGCCGTTTGATTTTGTCATAATTTCCTATTTTGCAATGTATATTAAAAGAGCAGGGTTTGCACCTGAGAATATATTTATTATTACTTGGTTTTTGCGAACAAATCAAGCTTTGGTATCTTGATTAAGACATCTCGTTGGATCTGTTCTGCGGGTATATTCAAAGTTTTCCACTCCTCTTCATCCTTATAAATAGCCCCTGTTTTCTTATTTTTAATAGTCGTGATAGCTTTAGCTGTAATCACCGGAATGTCTTTACCATTGCTGGCCATTACGTTCTATCCTGTTCTAAAATACTAACGACCCCTGTAATTTGATTAGCGGCACTAGCTTGAATTTTTAAAATGTCTCCTTCTTCTAAGACTAAAAGATTACTGGTGAGTAATTCAAATTGTTGAATAGAGCTACTAGTCGCATAACCAAAGGCATAGGTCGTCGAGGCACTATCATCCGTATAAGAAAGAGTCACATTCACAGCACTAGCAGTATCATTAAAACCTTGAATGGCTTTGACAATCGCTACCGTTTCTGCAGGCACCGTATAAATAGATGTTAAATCGGTTGTTGTTAAGTTAATTGATTTATTAATATATTTGTTTGCCATGTTAACTCATAAATAAACTAAAGGCTTCGTACTCATCCGTTAGTTGTTGTTGGTAAGTGGTGTTAAGTTTTTGTACGACTGAACCTACGTTGTCTGCTAAAGCTTGTACATTAACTTGATCAAAGTCAGGTCCTAGAATAGCTGCTACTACTTCAGAAATTTTTGCCATTATCTTCTACCTCCTGGATGGATATCTAATCGAAACGTTCCCATTCTCCAACTTTGCCCAGTGCTTACATTACCTACTTTTAAAGCAATTTGTCTAGCCCGTGACCGAGTAAAAATTTGAGTGGTAGTTGTTGTAGATGTGTGGTTCGTTGCCACGGCAGTACTATTAGGAAACGTTTTGGTACTTAAAGTAATTCTAGAGTCTCCTGTTTGAGATCCATAGTCAGGCATAATACGACTAATACGCATAATATATTCTCCTTCTCCTTGTTCTCCTTCAGGTCCACCAATATCATAGTCACCTGATTCTACATAACCGGCAATCGCATTGGTTGTTCCATCTGTATAAATTTCATCGGTTCCTTTTTCTTGTTCCCAATAATAACTAGCTCCATTTGAGATACCAACTACTGTAGGATTAGTAGGAGCTAAAGCATTTTTATATTCAGTGGCAAAAGGTTTTGTATAAACTCCTTCAATCGTCCAAGTTGAACGAGCTAAAGAAGACGTATACCAAATAGGATTAGCAGGTGTTGATTCTAAATAATTATAAGTCACGGATCGATCTACATAGTCTGATCCTGAACTTGGATAAAACCAAGTAACTTCTCCAAAGAGAGCATTAACAGCAACATGGATTTGTTGATTCGCATTGGCATTAATATCTTCAAAGACATAGTCTTCTACTAAACAAGGCATCGTTTGAACACGACCTCCATCAAATTTATAAAATCCTGTAGGTCCCATCCAATAGGCTATCCCATCAACTTCAGCTGCGGAGTGTTGACTTGACATACCACAGTTAGTTCCCATTTGAGTAAAACCAAAAGTAAAAGGCTGACCAATAAACTTCATGGTATACATGGCTGTATCGGACCAAATATAAACAGCGGTTTTTCCTACAATAGCTCCAATCAATTTAGAACCATCGGTTAATCTTTGACTACCAGCAGTGTTCGTTGCCGTAGGAGTCCATACGGTTTGAGATTCTTGATTCGACCATCTTACAAACATATCATCTTGACTAGCTGCAGTTTGTAATGTGGTTTCTGTTCCTACACAAATTAAATGTCGATCGGGTACCGAGACAACCATATCTCTTGATGCGGTTGGAACTTCAGTTCCAGTTATAGCGACCGCTCGTACAGTTAAATTAGGAACCGAAGGCTCCCATTTAAATATTTTTTTATTATGAACTAAGGCTAATAGATCTTCACCATAGTTTAAAAGTCTCCATTGACCGGGTTCAATTACAATATTAGAGCTGGTACTTGCGCTACCCCAACCGACAAAGTCTGTGGCATCACGAGTTATAGTTCCATTCGGATGTTCAACATCACTGGTTCCTCCTGCTCCTCGAGTAAATCCAGAAAGTGTATTCGTTCCTGTATTGTTGGTTGTATAAGTAATTAATTCATTCTCAATTAAAATTGTTCCACCGCCTGCAGCCGTTGTCGGAAAAGCAGCCGTACTGGTAAAAACACAAGAGCTTGCTCCAGCCGCTAAGACTCCTCCATTATTAATGGTTGTTGACGTAACGGGAGTTGTATACCCTCCAAAAGTATTGGTACCCCAACCATAACCATAACCTTGGCTAATAGGTCCAATCACATAATAAAAATCTATTGTTGTGGATCCTCCGGTAGCACTTCCTGAAGCAGTACTACCCATTTCAATTTCCATGGTTGTAGCACTAGGTACATTTTTTACTTCAAAAAGTTTATCTTCAAAATCAGCATCAGTAAATCCTGTTCCTCCAGGAACGGTAACAGCATCTAATAAAATAATATCTCCCACATCAGCACCATGGGCTGACCCTGTAGTAAGAGTAACGGTTGCATCTCCACTCACCATTGTGAAAGTAGAGCTTGTTTGTTGTCTACCGGTATCTAGAGGAGTAATGTCATAGACCGCACCTTCATAATAAATATATAAACATTTATTAGTTCCAACTGCAGCGTATCTATTACCTGCTAAATCGACCCAGGTATGTTGATCACGACCCGCTCCAATAAGTTTATCGGATACCAGTTGTTGCCAGCCTCCAATTTTTTCAGGGAAACCATATCTAAATCGAGAGTAATCGGCATTGACCCACTTACCTTCGGCTCCTGTATCTGATGACTGCTTATCTAATCCAGGTTTTAATCTGATTTTATGTAGCATAGAAAAATCCGTTTAGGACAAATTATACTATATTTTTCTGGATATCAACTCCTTACACCATCCGTTTTCATAGTCAATTGCCATAACTTTCTTAGCTTTTGCTTCTTGAGCTTCGGTAATGATGGGAGATGTATGTTCCCTGAGCCTTGTTTTCTGTATCTTTTTCCCACCCAGTTGTTCTAAGAACGGAAGCAACTTAGTATCAATATCCCTCATGTTATAAACATGGGTATAGATGCTGGGATCAGGACCTAACATAGCAGTGTTGGTTCGGCAATGGATTCTAATGTAATTGTTTTTTAATTGTTCTGGATAAGTATCAAGAAAAAGATCTAGGTTATTAAGATAAGGATACTGTTCCTGACAATAATAAAATCCAGCAATGATCTTGTCGATAGGATCACGGTAGACAGCGATTCTAATCTCACAGTCTTTAAGTTCTTTATGATAGGATTCAAATCCTTTCTCACGTCCAATATAAGAATCCTTTCCACAATAGTCTTGAACGTTGGTACCACTATACGTGGTAGGTTTTTCATTCCAGAGAAGCTGGCCGAGATAATTAATGATGGTGGTGGATCCTGCTTTATTATTCCTAACATACCCCAGACGTTTACCGCCTAGAGTCACACGAACTAAAGCCATTACTTAGGAATACCTAGGATAGGTCGTTTATCAAAAAGATTTGTCTTAGCATACGGACCGTTGGCATGATTATAATGTAAAAAAACTTGAGAGCAGATATTGCCTTGAAAAGGTTCTCTCCAATGTTCTAGATCACACCCAGAATAAATAAGCATGTCGCCTACTTTTAAATCAACCTGAACTCCTTTAGGAGCTCCAGGTTTATGGATGTTTTTATATTCATCAATGACAAAGTTTTGCCCTGATGGATCAAGAAAGATAGGCCATTCATCGCCTCCTAGGTGTAGGGTCGTAGAGATCTCACAACTGGGTCTGTCTTTATGACGTTTTAAAATATGTCCTTTTTCGTAGACGCGAGTATATGAATACGTAGGAATAAGTTCTAATCCTGTTTTAGCTTTCATAATAGGAATCATATACATAAGTAAAGTTTCCATAACCCAGTCTGCATATTTAGAATAAGCTCCAAGAACTTGTTGATCTGTCCGTGTTCCTATCAAAGGGCTATAAGGATTTACTTTATTATTTTTTATCATCCAATCGACTGCATCTCGCTGTAGCAT